ATTCTCCTGTCTTGGCTAGTGTCAGTCGCACCATGCGACTGTCAGGGATGACATCAGAATAACACATTATAATAAAAAAGAAAGGGGCAACCGAAGCTGCCCCTGTAAGATAAGTGAGGTAAATAACCTCTCTATACCATAAATTATGCTCCGGGTGAACCGAAAACACATCTTGGGTCTGAAAACCCAAATGAATAACGCTCACGAGCCTTGAAGCGCATGTTGCCAGTATCGAAGTCAGCTTCCATACCAGTAGCCATCGCAGAACGCTCAAAATGCTTAAATCCATTTGGTGCATCAGTTTTGATGAAAAACGCATCTGGGTCAGTTAAGAAGTGGTTAACAGTGTAACCCTCTGGCAACATACCCATGTTGCGAATTGCGTTGATGTCATTGTCTGCAGTGCCAACACGCATTGTTGATTCCAACAAACGATCTGCAACGAATTGCAGTTGTGGTGGAATAATCAATTTGGTGCCACGAAGAGCAATGATCATGTTTCGCTCATCAACGAATGTTGAGATGTCAATAAGAGCATTCTCAAGTGAAGTTTCGTTGAGGTCTGCAGCAGTTGAAGGCTCGTTGCGGAATGTGCCACCACCAGATAATGGGTGGTCAGTAGCACAAAGCTCTTTGCCGTCACCGCCTGTAAAGCTACTATCAAACGCATTGTTTAATGTAGCAGAGGCTTTGACCTGCTTAGTGTGAGCCATTGAGCGAGCTAACGCACGAGTATATCGAGCGCCAAGACGATCATAAAGATTGTCCTCAACAGCTTCTTCAGTTAGAGCGAATGCAAGTGCAACTGTCTCGTGTGTATAACGAGCAGTATACGCTTCATTTGCGTTGTCAAACTCAACGCCAGAACCTTCAGCTTTAGTTGGAGCATTTCCAAAACCGACAAGCATTACCTCTTCTTCAAAGGCGCGATCTGATGTTTCAGTATCATAGATCTCTGCGTGTTGATTTTCGTACCTATCGTACTCCATGCCAAATAAAGCGTTTAGACCCGGCTCAAGCTCTTTGACAAGTTGTGAACGAGAAATAGCCATAACTTATCTCCTTTCTTACGCCAGACCTGCAGTGCCAGCACTGAACAGGTGGTTGTTGATTTTCACGATCACATTAGTGTTCGCAGATGAAACATCGCTGTTCTCAGGATCTTGAGAAATGTCTATGGCCTTCAACGGCAAAGTTGCAGTTGTTGCACCAGTTGTCACATCAAGCTCCAAACGAGATGTACCAGAAGTGGTATCACCTACAGGAGATTGATCAACAATGTCGAAGTTACCAGCCAAGTCAGCCACAGGAAATGTGTCATCAGCTTGAACTTCAAATGTAGCACTTGGATCATCAATGACGTTTGCCATGATGTCAGATGCTGAAATGCTACCGGGGTAGCTATTTGAGAAGGTTGGTTTGGAAGTCGTTGGGTCCGTATAGAAGCAACCGTTAAACACACCGAGGATAAAACCTGATCCTCCTGCGGCAACACGCTCAATACCACCACCAGTTACCATTGCAACTAAGTCACCTTGAAAGATAGCGGTGCTATAGCCTGAAGCAATTCGATAACGGTTTTGACGCTGTGAGCTAGTGCTCGTGCGGACTGGACGAAGACCAAAAGAGGCATCTTGATTAGCCATTTTTAGTTTCCTTAAATGTTATCCGTTNTTTCGGTTAGCACCGAATGAAACAGAAGATTTACGTTGCGGAGCAAGCTTCGGCATGGCTGGATTATTTTCTTGCATCCANTCATTATCCACTGCATCCATTTGATTTTTAGTCACACCTTTNTAGTGACTTTTCCGCTGCTCAACCATTTCGACNGGCATACGTGCGAGAACAAGACCACCATTACCGATGATACCAGCGTTACGCCCTTCGTCTACTACAGGTCCAATCCAATCTGGGTGATCCTCTGCGCGAACGAGGTCCCAGCCTTCTTGCCGTTTCTTATGAACGTTAGTCTTATCATCGTATTCCATCACAGATTCACGAATCCANCGATGAACATATCCGATGGGAGGTTCAGGAGCATCTAGGGCAGAACCCGGACGCCATTCCATATTGCGCTCTGTGCGCTCCCGCGATTCAGTCTCGCGTGGTGTCCTGTTAGCCATGTTAGTTTCTCCTGTTTTGCTCTAAACGAGCTACTTCTTTCGCGTACCTATCTAGGGGTATGCGCATTTTTTTGGCAAATGCCACTTGACCGGGTGTAAGTTCCACCGACTTTTTCCGCCCTGATTTTACTGACCGTCCGTTTCCAGACGCAGGAGCAACAGTCTGGGCGTTGGACCGCTTCTCCTTAAACTTGTGAGGCATTTCTTGACGCATACGAGAGTCGATTTCTTTGTAATAATCATCTGTCGTAGGATCAAAGTCTTCCTCTANCACTAATGTTTCGTGAATTGCTTGGGCTGCACGAGTCATTATTCTATCAGAACCAAACCACTGATTTTTCTCCATCCATTTTTCTAACTTTGGATCACGTTGAGGCTGTGGTTGTGGCTGTGGAGGGGCATATTGCTGTGGTTGGGCCGCAGGCTGTTGATTTTGTTGTTGATTTTCTTGTTGAGCGTTTTCACGAGCAATTTTTGCCTTTTGAGAATTAACTTTTTCTTTTGCAACTGCAATTTTTGCTAAAGCTTGTTGCGCTTTTGCTTGTTTTTCATAATCACCAGACTCATTTGCTTCCTGTAAAGCGCGAGTAGCCTGACTTTCTTGAGCTTTTAAACGACTTTCAGCTTCATTGTTGTATGCACCATTTAATTGTTGCAAACGCTTTTTCATTTGCTGATTTTCAGACACAACTTGTTGTGCGTATTGAACAGCAGCTTGCGCCTCTTCTGCTGCTTGCTTACGTTTTGCTGTTAATTGATTAATTCTACGCTGAACAGATTCACTATAGGCATCTAATTCGTCTTCATCAGAGGAGTCTTTACGAACATTTGTTCGGGTTTTAACATCATCAGTAACTTCAACAGCATTTCCAATGTAAGCTTCAGAGCCTGATGGCTCATCATCTTCAATCTCAACAGATGTAGCTTCTTCTATGTCTTCGCTTTCACGAATGTTTTCAACCATAGTCATTTTTCCTTGCTCTCCCATGCCTTATACATACGAAATATCTTTCGGGTCAAGAATTGTTGCGATAATATTATCGTCATTTATAATACGAACTTCAAGATTTTCCACTTTGAACCTATTTCCAGCATATCTTCCTATAAGAACCCAATCTTTTTCATTACACCAAGGACCATTTGGGAACTTTTGGGAGTCTTTATATGCATCAGGACCCAGCTTCACAACATATGCCGCTACAGTTGCAAAAGCTTCTCTGTCCCTAACTGCGTCAGGAACATAAAGACCNCCTTTGGTTTGGGCGCTGGGATAATAAGGAATAATGAGAACACGATAGCCTGTCGGCTGCGGTAATCTCTCTAATGCAGACGGTTCTATTTTAGATGGATCGTCTTCATTTTTATTTTCTGCACCTTTACCAAAAGCATTTTTTATGGGTTTTGATAACTCTTTGTTTATCTTTCGCTGTGCTCTCGCAACGTGCTCTGGCACGACTAATTTATTAGTCATCTGCGTATTCTATGCCTTTCATCGCGGCCCTAATTTCTTCTTCAACATGGGCCATGCCGCGTATTACACCCACAAGATACCGATACTCCTCAAAAGTNTGTATCGAACCATCCGCAAGCTTTTCTTTAAAACGCACATCACGCTCACGTATGTTTTTTAGCAAATATTCTGCAAGATTTAGTGCGTCCATGCCGCATATAGTATGCTAATATACGGGAAACACAAGTACAATTACCAAAAAATCAGAAAATACCTTGGAATCTCTGGGGTCTAGCTATTGAACTAAACTTTTTTACGGGGCCTCCCGCGTTTTTTCGCTGGGGCTTTTTCTTCTTTGGGCTTTTCTTCAACCCACGCTTCATTTTCTGGGGTGTTTGGGTCGTCTTTTTTGTAGTGGCCTTTTTTCGTCCTCGCTCGGACCTTCTTGACTGCTCCAGTGCTATTGCCACTGCTTGCTTTTGCGGACGCCCCTCCGACTTTAGTTTGCGAATGTTGCTGCTTATTGTCTTCTGACTTTTCCCCTTCTTGAGCGGCAATTTCTATCTCCCTTTGAGCAATTTTCTTAGCTTTCTCCTGTTGAGCCATTTTTTCTCGTATTGATGAAGCCATATTATTGTCCTTTCATTGTAGCATTCACCGCAGCAATATCGCGCTGGGTCTGAATGCGCTCTTCTGCAACGCGAGAACGCTCATCAATAGCTTTTTCTTGATTATCAATGCGTTGCTGCGCNATTAACACATCATTACGCTCTTTCTCACGATCCATCTCTTGACGTGCATCAAATTCATCTTGTTTACGCTGCATATCTGCTGCTTTTAACTGCAATTCCTGCTGTCTTATTTCAACAAGCGGATCTTGACCCTCTTCCTGTGGAGTTACAGCTTGAACAAGTTGTTCTGTCATATCTGCTGCAATTTGTGCCGCTCTTGCGTCTATTTGAGGCTTCATTTGCATCATCATCATTTGCATTGGATCTTGCGGCATTGGACCTTGTGGACCCATTTGTGGAGGAGCCATCTGAGCTTGTTGTTGCATCATTTGCATCTGTTCTGGTGGTATTTGAGCCATGATTTCTTGCTGTGCTTGCGCTTCTGCCAATAAGCCTATGTGCTCTTGAATGTGTCCCTGCAGCGCCACAATAGCCTGTGGGTTTAATTGCATGGCAGGAGTGGACATAACAGCCATATGAGCCTCAATATGAGCCTCATGATCTTGATCTGGAAAAGCTTGCAAAGGTGCGCCCATCAAGGCGTTTTGGTTTTCTTTTGATGGNTTCANAGGCTGTGGTTGTGGAGGTGCAGGTAGTATAGCATCAATATTAGTTACACCAAGTGCCTCATACATCTTACGATANGCAGCGTACAATCCCTGCGGTCCACCATGAACTTGTGGATTTGATTGCACCAATTGTAATTCTGTTTGCGCCAAGGCAATGCGTTGCGACATAGAGAAAATATTTGGATCACTAACAGGCAATACATCAACTTTTGCATTAAAATCTTGTGCAAAAATTTCAGGACCCACCTCCATGCTAGGTGGATATGGATATGCTGGTACTGTTTGAGCAAAAATGCTTGCAAGAAGTTTAAATTCTACCTTTTGCGAATAGTGCAGCCTTTTATGAATTGCAGACATTACTTTTGTGCCGCGCTCCATAATCGCCATAGTTGTGCCAACAGGGGTTTCACCACCCATCTCACCAATCTTCAAATCAGCCATAGATGCAAATCTACGTCCTGCATCTACTAACGTTCCTAGAAGATTATAAAGCGTCCCTGAAGGCTCTTTGAAGGGAAGGGGCATCAGAGAGCCTTGCAGGGTGCCTCCAACAACATCAATGTCGCGGAACTCACCCGGTTGAAGNGGNGAATCTTCCTCACGAATACGAGCACCACGAGCCTTAAAGCCTGCTGGAAGATTGGAAAGTGTACCTGCATCAATTAGTTGACGTAAAATAGATGTTGAAGCTTGAGCCAAACCACCAATCATATGCGTCAAACCAAGGCCATAAAAACCNAGACCGGGCAAAAATTTATAATGCACGAAATATTGCTTCGCACTCTTAATTGGATCAGCTTCCATGTAATTTCTACGAATAGATAAAACATCTCCACTATCAGCAATGATTGTAACAATGTAAGGTANCTTCAAACCTGTTGGTTGACCGTCAGGACCCATATCTTCAAAGTTTTCAATATCAAGACTTGTATGAACNTCGTAAAGAGTTAAATCCTCAGACGGTCCAGATGGATGTACACCCTGTACTTCATCAATCGTTTCTTCAACCTCATCAGCCTGATAAGTGCCGCTTTCTGAACTGCTAGGTAAATCAATATCACGATAAAAACCCACCAATTGCATTTTGCGAACTTCATTTGAGTCCATTGTAATTCGATGCGTAATTCGTGGAGAAGACAACAAATCAGTCGCGCCATACGGTACAATCAAGTCTTCTGCATGTATAAATTTACTAACTGCACGTTGTTTTAAAGGGTCAAAGTAGACNTTTTTAAACGTAGAACCCACAACAGGAAGATAGAATAACATCTGATCTAACTCAGGATCATATTCCTCCATTTCATAGGTAATCATGTAATTCATGTAATCTTTAACGCGCTCTGCCTGCTTCACAAGCATTTCATTCTGAGCACCAATCGCTTGTGTTCTTACAGGTCCAGTAGCAGGCAATAACTCACGATAGGCTTGCGCTTGAAACTGCGTAACACTCTCAGCCAACAAAGGATGAATAACGCCAGAAGAACCCTCAAAAGGCTCTGTACGCTCTTCAGTCTTCATGCCAAGAAACTCAAGACCAGTTTTGTATGTATCTTCCCAATCTTCTCTGGATGATAAATCATCCTCAATCGAACCAACTAAATTAGAAGAAATCAAATTTAATTCAGACTCATCAATAACCTCTGCTAAATTACCATCAAACGGCACTTCAATAGGTGCAGGGACTTCTTCTTGATATTCACCAATAACAGCACTGCCATCGTCAAACTCTGTAACTCCGGGCTGTGCAGGTAAATCAATAACGTTTTGCAACATGGGTGCTTCAGGAGCCATAGGCTCTTGAGGTAATCCCCCTGCTCCTAAACCACGTTCTATAGCCATTTAATCTTCCTCAATATCTTGAGTAATTACTGAGCCACAAGTGGGACAAGTGATAGTAATTTCATCAGGATCTTCTTCAGTTAAAACCTCATCAACAACTATAACCTCATCTTCAGGCATTTCTTCATAAGGCAGATGAACATCTATTGTGATTTTAGGCATCACTTNACACCTTCGAACTTAAGACCCTTGATTGCAGCACCACCACCACGACAGACAACACCGCCATCTTTCATTTTTATCACTTTGCCGCCTTTTTTCATTTTAACGGACTTCTTTTGCTTTGCAGCAGTTTTCATAGGCTCAGACTTATCGCCATCACCATCTAAATCTAAAAAATCAGGTTTACTAGCCATTATTTCAATCCTTTAAATTTACCGCCACGACCTCTCATGACGCAGCCTTTTTTTGATTTTCTTTTAGGCTTTACAGCGCCACCATTTTGATAACCCCTAACCGCACCACCACGCATCATGCCTAATTGTCTGCGTAAACGAGATAAATCTGCATCAGACATACCCATACCCATCTCACCAGCCTCAAGGGCCTGCAACATGCCAGCACGATCCATCGCACGTTGACGATCAACATCCGACATTGTTTTTCCAGATCCTCCAAGCAACTTCATGCGTGAACGATTTTTATTTGCCAACTGTCTAAGAATTTGCTGAATACGCGCACGATCAGCATCTGATATGGTTTTACCTGCCTCATTCGGAACTGGCCTCATACCACCCCTTCTTGGAATTTCCATCATGCCACCCCTTCTTGGAGGAGGCTTTGCCGCTCTACCCGCAGCCGCACCCGGAGTACCACCCATAGCCTGCATAAGTGCTCTCGCAATGTCTCTCTTCATGTCAGCCATTATGTTATTCCTTTAAATTTCGGCCCACGACCAGCCATAACGGCACCACCGTTATTCATTTTTTCATAGGAGGTAAATCAGTGCCAGTTGTCATCCTTCCCAAATCAAGCATAGCTCCTCCACCTCTACCTGAAACTCTTTTAATACTTTTAATCTTATGTCTGGCTTTTCCACCCGCATCTTGAACATCAAAATCTATTCTTTTATTAACAAAATTTTATCTTTTAATAGTTTTGGGTGTTTTGCAGCTTTTTTCGAGCATCTGCTTCATCATCTGCTGTTACCGTAAGACCCGTGTTTGCATAACCAGAACTTTGATATTTAAAATTACCCGTTCTTTGATTGCGTGAAGCAGGTTGCCGTATCTCGTATTCAATTTTAAAATCTGGCATCAGTAATATTCCCTTTTTTTGCGAGTATATTGCATGAAATCCTCATCATCATAATCACTCGGAGTGACAATAAAACCACCCTGCCTAAAACGCAGTATAGCTTGAGTCATCGAATCCGCCAAGTCATCATGTTCACCATTAGGAAATGAAGCACATTCCTCCATAACCTCATCAGCAAAATTAGTATCAGGACACCATACCATGCCACTCTCAAAAACAGGCGCACAAGCGTGCATTCGCGTAAACTTATCCGCACCACGGCTTGGCGTAAATGGAGTCACAGGAATACCCATCCTACGCAATTCCTGCGTTAATGGCATACCACTCGCCTTCTGCTCAACAAGAACCATATCAGGTTCATATAAATCATAAAGCTCATGTGCCTGCTGCTTTAACTCAGGAAACTCCCAGCGACCTCGAACAGCGTCTAAAAGAACAATATGATCCTCTCGCGTTTCATCATGATGAAAAATACCCCAAGTCGTAATCGCACTGTAATCCGCTCTATTACCCTTGCTAAAAGCAGTGTCATAGCTTTGAATGACATAAGCACAATCAGGCGGATCTTCTTTTTCCCATATATTCCACCACTCACGCTTAATTATCGCACCCGCTTCCGCAGTAGGGTTCTGCATATATTGAGCATTCCACTTGGATACAGGAATAGAAGCCTTAACACCCTCTAATTCCTCCAAAGACCAAAACTCAGGCCATAAAGATGCCCCAGATGGCATAATCGCAGGAAACTCTACAATCTCCCACTTATCAGCGCCAACCTCGCTTTGCTTCTGTAAAACCTTCGCAGTTAAATCACGAATGCTCCACCGCGTCATAACAATAATTATCGAACCACCCGGCTGTAAACGCTGCCTTGGACCAGAAGTGTACCACTCGTAAATGTTATCTAACGCACTTACACTTAATGCATCTTGTTCCGAAACCGGGTCATCAATAATCGCCAAATCCGCACCACGACCCGCCAAGGCACCACCAACACCCACCGCGTAATACTCGCCGCCGCCGTTCGTACTCCATCGACCACTCGCTTTAGCGTCTGACGCAAGACTAACATTAGGGAAGACATCTCGAAAATCCTCACTATCAATTAAATTCTTAACCTTACGACCAAAACCAACCGCTAACTCAGCCGTGTGCGTTGCCTGAATAATCTTTAAATCAGGCTTTCTACCCATTAACCAAGTAGGAAACAAATAACTCGCAAACTCAGACTTCGTATGTCGAGGCGGCATGTTAATAATTAAACGCTTAATCTTACCATCAGCAACAGCCTGTAACTTCTCAGCGTAAACCTTATGATGCCTGCCCTCAATAAACTGAGGCCAAACATGCTTTACAAAGCTCATAAAATTATCATGCTTCTCTGTACGATTATCAAGCGTCTTTAAACGCTCCAACATAGGAGCAACTTTCGCTAATTCCTCGTCAGTAAGGTAGCTGGAAAAGTCACTCAAATCATTCATATCAACCTCTCAGAGATTGCATAAACCTATCAATGTTAGGCGTTACAATACCACCTTCAGCAAAACTTGGCCTGCGAAACGTCAAACCAACAGCCTCTGAAGGCTCTGGATCTGGACGTGGCGTTGTAGTAGCAGTCGGCCTTCTTACATCAGTAAAACGAGGCGAACCTATCGCGGCAATGCTCTCATCAATCTCATCAATCGGCACACAAAGACCCGTTTCAGGATTACGAACATAACCATCAGGGCATCCATCATCATCATCGCCTTCGTCCTCACCCCTGTCTCTAGGCTGTACTACAACACCATCCTCAGTATTTTCAAACGTGTTGTTAGAGTAAACAATATCAATATCATCAACTTCAGTATCATCATCAGCGTTTTCGTTCGTAGACTCAACATCCGAAACATCTATTCTACTAACAACAGAATAATTCCCATCCTCATTAACAGTAATAACCGTATCGTTCTCACCATCTCCATCAGCATCATAATTAGGTGTAGCAATGCCAACTACAGTACCAGCACCGTCATAAACAAATGTGCCGCCATTATAATAAGCGTTTAACTGCTCTTGAACATAATCCTCATTCATACCCGCAAACGTATAATCCTCTCCAAAAATCGAAAGAGGATTCACAAATATATCAAGAAGCTTCACAATAAAATCTTCAGCCGTTTCGCCAAGTGTCTGCTTCACAACAGGATCACCCGCCTGATACATCAATTGACCCTGATTAGGATTACAATTAAATTACCATCATCATCCCTAATAAACTCCCGCTCATCAACAGGACCATCTTTCTCATGATTCACATCACGCAGCAATGTCTGCAAATAAGCCGTTTCAGCAGCGTTTGGAACCTGACCACGAGCACCATATAAAACACGCTGCTCTTCTTCAGTTAAATTCTGATAATCTTTCTTAGCCGCATCTAAATACACCCTAGATGCGCTTATTTCATCATCTAAAGCTTCACCTACCACCTCATCTGCACCACCCAATGGAAATAACTCAGAATCCTCTGCTTCAGTATCTCCTGCTCCTAATCCAAATACCGCGTCCGCAGCATCACGCTCCTCTGCCGTAGCGTACTCATCACCAAACATACCATAGAAAACTTCCGCTGGCTGATCATCAGCAACATCCGTATCTTCAATTATAACAGAGCCGTCACCAACTAAATCATCGCCCCCGCCAAGAAGAGTATCAATAGACGTAGAAGAATCACCAAAAACACCCTCTACATCACTCGTATCACCAAAATCACCAGAACCCGTTATAGCAAAACCGGGACCCTCTTCATTAAGACCCAAAGCATCTCTTACTGCATCATCAATCGCACCTTGATCAGTATCAATAAAATCAAATGCATCATCAGGTAAATCACTTATATCAACAGTAAAATCTGGTCGGGTCGTTGTACCCGCCTCTTGATCACCGTCATAAGTAATTGGAACATCATCCGGAATAATATCAGTTAATGGAGAACCAGATAAATCAGCAATACCCACAGACGCTAAATCCTCGCCAAGAGAACCATACATGGCCTCCGCATTAGACGCATCTATGTCATCCTGTGATATCTCAGTATCACGTAAACCACCCTCTCCCCCACCAAGTATCGTATCATNGTACAACTCACTACCAAGTGCAAATAACGCACCTATATCGTTTANAAATTCAGTTTTAGTGTCATAGTCATCAGGAGTATCCCCTAAATCCAACATATCCTCTCTATTAAGAGCAACAAGAAGACTCTGAAGACCATCATCACTTATATTTTCACCAAGTATTTCACTAGTATCACCTAAACCAATCTCTCCAACNTCTCCAGAATCTACACGCAGATCAGGCAATCCTGCACCCTCTAACTGAGCAGATAAATCAGCAGCCGATGGTGTGTAATCCTCACCAAATACATCCTGAGAAACATCAGCGCCAGAATTAACCAAATCAGCCATAGCAACGCCCTCAGTGGCAACCTTGCCATCCTGAATAGCGCCCTGACCATAAACACCAGTAATCGTGCCAAAACCACGCTGTAAATCACGAGCTAAATCAGCAGCAGCAGCACGCTGAACAGCCGTGAAATCCTCATCACCAGCACCAACTAAACTAATACCAATCGAATTGGTATTGTTAACATCACCAAAACCATCCCTTAAATCACTGCCCTTAATATGATTTGTACGAGCGTCTAAAGGCGCACCCTGAACAATAGAACCGTCCTTGCCAACATAAAAATGATAGCCAAATGTACCACCACGATCCTCATCAAAAGTCTGACCATAGTTAACCTGATTCGCAAGAGGATAATTATTCCCAGTATGATGAAATACAATATTCGAAAATGGCTGCGCATTCGCAGTCGCATTAATCCCATATGTAATATCATCACTGCCACCATATGAAAAATTATAGTCGCCAGTGTAATTGAAAACATTCGGATCTGATGAAACTGATTCCGCTGGAAGAGAAACATCCTCACTAGAAGTGTTCGCAATGTTTATAGACTCAATTAAATCCTCAGTTACAGCATCATCCGATTGAGCAACATCCGTAAAATCCTCACCACTCCCAGTCTGGCTAAAATCAACAGCCTCTGTCGCACCCGGTGAACCCGCGCCAGACTCATAATACTGATCCGCTAACTGCTCAACTGTCTCCGCATCAAACGGATCTAAACCAGTCATAAAATCATCAGTCGTGCCAGTATCATAACTCAAATACTGCTCTTGCGCAAAATCCTCTAAACCAGTCTGATCAGGATCAGTAACAGTGCCAACTAAATCAGAACCAATAGTCGTTCCCACTCCATCAATAGCACTCTTAAATTGCTGATATTGCTCCTCACTGCCAAAAATAACGCCATCACCCGCATGATATTGACCAGTAGACATAACACCTATTGGAAGATCCTCTGCCCTAACAGAAATAGAATCACCGTCATCATCTGTTGAAAAACCGCCCCCCTGCTTCAAAAAACCCGCCCCGGAAGCAACACCAGTTACATTAGGAAGATTTGTTTGCTCACTATCGTCACGATCAAAAAAAGAACTCGGTAACGTATCACCAAAAGCAATGTCACTGCCATATAAACCAACACTAGCATTACTAATCACATTAAGATCAGACTGATCAACTACACCGTCTTGAGTAACATCATAAGATAAATCTACATCATCTAAACCAACTAGCATTCTTTGTATTGGAAGAGTATCAGATATATCCAAAACATCCTTTAAATTAGCAGATAGATGAACAACATCAGGATCAATAATACCACTGAAATCATACAAACCACCGCGAATAGCATCGCTTTCCTTCGCCCTCGTTAAACCAGTAGAACCCTGATACGCCGTGCCAGCATCATCAAAATAAACAGGCCGACCAGTCTGCAAATCATAAATAGGCTCGTACTTATCCAAAGTAGATGGATCAGGTAAAGCATCACCAGAAAATGTCGCAGCACCAATAGGAATAGTAAAAGCAGGCTCATTAGACGCTAATGTAGAAACAA